ATATTACGCTGGCAGTTCGAATGAGAGTGAAGGTCGCCTGAGAATACTACAGGAAAGTCTTCAAATCTGTCTAAGTCTACTTCGGGTGTTACGTGAGGAGGAATCTCCCCACGAACGTGTGTAAAGAGAGGCATCGAAGTATTAAACTTCTCAATACTCTCTTTACGATGCAGGTCAGCATAGGGAAGAATACCAAAGCCCATATCATTATCTACATAAGATATGTCTACTACTTGTACAAGAGGGTTAATATCTCTACTAACCTGTTTCAGAGCACTGAAAAATGTCTTGTTCTTTTTAGTAGCTTCGTGATTACCGTCATAGATAATCGTAGGAATCTTTACTTCACGAATAAACGAGAAGTATAATTCCAATTCTTCCATACTTGGCAAGCGGTCAAATAAATCACCACCGATAATGTGCATATTGCACTGTTGTTCGAGACTATGTACTTGCTCGAAAAACATTCGGTAGCGATTCTTGGCCCAATCCACAGGAACATTCTTTTGTCCTAATTTAATATGCCAATCTGCGGTAAATAAAATCATGATACATCAAACATCGCGTCAACTTCGTCATCAACATTCTTTTCTTCACCGCCAGTAGCGATGCGCTCAAGAAGTTCTTGCTGTTGGTCAGCAGTAGGACGAGGCAGCAGCTCATCAATAGGTGTAGCAGCTTCCATAGCCGCGCGTTGTACGTCAGTCATAGGCTTGGTGTTCTTCAAGCACTTGATCTGGTCAAGAGTGTACTCTACGTTATAAACGTGTGGACCGTTCTTTGTGCGCTTGAAGTGTACTTCCCAGCCAGTGTCTGGATCAGTTGGATCTCCAAGTTCCTGAGCAGCAGTGAGGATTTGATCCATCAACTTCTTCTTCAGGTTAAATACTTTTACAGTGTCGTCAGTTAAGTCGATGCACTGAATAGAGTAAGACCAGTTAGGCTTGAGATCAGGGTAGTGAACCTTGACCCAATCTTTTTCACCGCTAGTGAAAGATTCCTTTTCGCGGTCAAACTCAAGGCACTCAAGAGGCAAGTTCTTGTCGTTCTCGCCTTTTACCCAGTAGATGTAACGAGGCAGCAAATCACCAAAAAGGCGAACTGAATTAGCACCGTCACGATACTGGTATTGAGAGATAGTCTTCTTCTTGGCAGAGCCAGCAGAGTTCATTAATTTCATAGTTGTTTTCCTTATTGTGTCGTTTCTTCCCAGCAAAAATAGATTTCTCCATCAAAGATAGAAAGTAGAGGGTTTTGTGTTAGTGACTCCACCGGAACAGGACATTCCTGCAACGAAAGAGTCTTTCGTTTCGTGACTTTGTATTCAGCTAGGCTGCGAAAACTTGCTAACGCCACGTAATCAGCAAGGTGTTTTTCATTAACTCTGCTACGATTATAAATAACCGCCGCAGGGTTAAGTAAGAATGAATCACCGTTCCAATCAACTTGTGAAAATTTCAAGTTATTGACATCAAAATCATTCTTAGGTAATGGCCTAAAAGTGATATAAGCCATTATATTTAAAATACTTGTAGGTGCTCCCGAAGAGTGCCTCATTACTTTTAGCCAATTATACGTAATCACTCAAATCTCTCAGTAGAGCTGTTATCAGCATAAACAGAGACACTCCATTTAACATAATAAGTGCTCGATCTCTCCATATAACAGAAACCCAAGTCCATAGTGCAACACCAACTACACCAAAAGCCAAATCATAGATTCTATACTCTGGACCTGCTGATCTCATAGCGAGAGATAATAATATTACTACTGAAGCAACCCATTTTAGGTACCAGTCAAAATTATCCGGATACCAGTCTCGATCCGGTTTGGTTCTGCCAGCAGCACGAACTTGCGGATCACCAATTCCATCATTTCCCATGTCTATTCTCCCAATCGGAACCGTATATTATAACAGCAATGAGTAAGTGTGTCAAGAACTTTTTATTCACATCTCCACCAGATTCGTTCTATACCCTTCTTTGATATAGTGGCCTAGTCTTACTTGTGCTTGCCGTTCGGCTGTTTTACCTTTTAAATTAATATCTACAATAACGGGGTCCATTTTATTTTCAAAATTCCGTATAACTCGCCCAATAAGCTGTGTTAGCAGGGGAGTATTACTTACTGGAGTCGCAAGTATCAGACAACTTAGACGGTTTACACTGATACCTTCCGAAAATATACTCTGTGTGCCGAGAAGTATTTGACTTTCTCCAGACATTATGCGAGCTATTTTCTCGTCTCGTTCGTCTACTGTAGTTTCTCCAGTAATAATTTCACAACAATCTCCGAGAGTTCTTTCGATGCGTTTCAGAAAGTTTACTCGATCAGAGAGTAATAGCACGTAGTGCCCTTGTTTTCGGTAAGCCGCAGCTAGTAAGCTGACAAGCTCTCCGTATTCATTCTGAGAAACCAAGTCATTTACTCGGTTTGCCCAAGGTATTCGTGCACCGTCCATAAATCTTATACGAGTTTGTATAACATCTATACTAGGCTCCATATAGTTTTCACGCGGAGGCGTGAAGCGTGTGGGCCCAAAATAATCGGGAAGTAAAACGTGCCTACCATCTTTTCTCTCTACGGTGCCAGAGAGACCGATTTTATACTTTGCATAGTTTGAGTCTATGAGTTTGTTAAATGTGTTTGCCGGTATATGGTGACACTCATCAACAATTACCGCACCAAACTTTTTAGCAACTTTTTCTTTATGTTTGTATAAAGTTTGTACATTTCCTACTACGATAGGGCCTTCTGTATTAAACTCTCCGGATCCAATAATTCCAGGGGTGATTCCAAAGACTTTTTTAATCTCTTTCTCCCACTGTGTTCGTAGTGCTACTGTGTGAGTGATGACCAAAGTTTTCTGACCGAGCTTGGCAGCAATAGCAAGCGCAGTAAAAGTTTTGCCCCAAGAGACGAAAGCATTGATAACACAATTCTCTTGTATCTTATCATAGACATCTTGTTGACTCTCCCGTAGGTCATACTTAAACTTTGGAAAATCTACAGGAATTTCTACTCTTTTATCTTGTATTTCGTAGCCTTTTGGAATCATATCCTCTCGACCAACCGGTATAGAATAAAGATTATTTCGTATTTTTCTCAAGTTTTTAATAATAATTGGTGGAGCGTCTCTACGATAGCTATCTATCCTATAGGTGAGCGCAGTCTCCATTCGCGTTAAATGGTCAGGAGACTCCGCTTGTAGATAAATTCTATTCGATATGACTGCTTTCACGCTTCCACCGCTCTAATGTTTCTTTATGGATAGTTTTATGGGAGTAATACATAGTTATACCCCCAAAAACCATTGGGCACAAAAATACTGCCAGTAACCCAAGCTCACCTATCATTAGAAAATTCCGTCTTCTACGTGATGATCCTTAAACTCTTGAATTGCTTCAAGAATATCACTTTGTGTAGCAGCTTGTAGCAGTTCCTCACGAATCGCTTCAATCATACCTGTGTGCTCAGGAATCGCAGTAGGATTCTTGACCATAGTAAGAATATTAATAAAGTGCTCTCGACGCTTTGCGTACGCCTGATCGCTAACAATATTCATGTATTGACCGACTTTCATATTAGTTTCCTCCTCTTAGCTGGTTAAGAATGTAATCAGGGTTAGTATAAAGGTATGGGTCTTTGTCGTGGTTATCTTCTCGTCCTTCTTCGATAAACCAGTCAGTAATGTGACCGTTATCCGCAATAAAGGCATATCTCCAAGATCGACGACCAAAACCAAGATTGTCTTTGTCTACTAGCATATTCATTTGCTCAGTAAACTTAGCACTGCCATCAGGAATTACTTCGATATGCTCTAAATTGTTAGCTTTTGACCAAGCGTTGCATACAAAAGCGTCATTCACAGTGATACAGTAAATGTCGTCAATACCTTCGCAGTAAAAGTCTTCTGCAAGTTGTTCAAAACTTGGTAGCTGATAGGTAGAACAAGTTGGCGTGAAAGCGCCAGGCAATGCAAATACTAAAACTCTTTTCTTGGCAAAGAGTTGAAAAGTAGAGACATCCTGCCAATGAAAGTTTCCTAGCTCATCTTTTACTCGTGTATGGAACTCAACAGCAGGGACTAAGTTTGGCAGAGCATTCCAATGTCGGTCCTGTTCATAGCTGTGTCGTTCGTATTCGGTGCAATAAATTGCCATTAAATACTCTCCTTAAAAATAATTAAAAAATTTCGTACAGATTTCTATACCCATCTCGGTGGACTTTCCAGTATTCAGGAGCGTGGCAATTTCCTAACCAAGGGTTGCAGACGTCCTTACCAACATAATGATATATAGATACTTCTTTTGTATTCCATCGTTCGTCACCCTGCTTGCAATTCCACTTTATATCTATATTAGTAAACCTATTTTCTAAAGCTAGTCCTAATACTCCTTGAACTACAAACTTAAATACCGGTCCCGAAGTAAGTATATCGTTTATTCTTTGGTCCAAATTAAGTTCTTTCCATTTTTTATTATCGACCAAGTAAACCCCTGCTTGTATAGCTTTTGTAGTACCATATCCTTTAGCATCCATAGGATCCTCGAACTGGAAAGGCAAAAAATTTAAGGGGTCATCTGGTTTATTTGGGTCATGACATAAACAACCTGCCACAGGCTGTCCTTGCATATCCATTTCTAACAAAGGAGTTAAGTCCTCTAAAGCTACGGCGTCAGCGTCAATCCACAAACATCTATCAAACTCACCCCCTAAAAGTTTTGTCATTAAAAGCCTACTATACATTGCCGGAAGCTCCACTGGCCACTCGTTAGATGTTGGAGAGTATATTGTTTCTTCGTTATATAATACTCTACATTTAGGTAAGGACTCAAACTCTTTAAAGTCTTCCTTATCCCCATGAGCAAATAGTACAAACTCTAAATCAGGCATTCTTGATCTTATTGAAAAAAATAATGCCCTAACCCCCTCCAAATATCGAGAATCAGAAGATGTAACTATACAGGATTTCATATACCCTCCTTATATTTCGTAACCAAATAACTTTTAACTAAATCGGAGCGAACAATGTCTGCCACTCCGAACTCAACAAAATCAAACTCGTTCATTTTCTTGAGTATGTCCATAAATTTATTAATGCCAGTGCCTGTAGTTCCGTTAGTTCTCAAGTCAGACTGAAAAAAGTCCCCACAAAAAATCAATCTACAGTTATGACCTAATCGAGTAATAATACTATCTAGCTCGTGAAAAGTCATATTCTGGCACTCGTCTACTATTACTACAGAATCATGCAATGTGATTCCTCGTATATGTGATGTAGTAATAAAATCTACAATGCCTTTTGTTTTGAGCTGCCCATAAGGATCATCTCCTCTGCCAAACAACTCTTGAAAAATACTAACATAAGGTTGTTCATATACTCGAGCTTTTTCTTTTTCAGTCCCGGGTAAGAACCCCATTTCTCTAGTAGGTACGACACTACGAATAATTGTTATTTTCTTGTATTCACCTTTTTCGAGATCATCGAGAGCAAGATAACAAGAAATAAATGTTTTTCCTGTTCCCGCACAACCGTGTAGCATTAAGTTTTTTCTGGAATCCCATACTTTTACTTGGGAAGAAGTAAGAGGCTCCATTTCAGTCAACATTAGACTATTTTTTGTTAGCAGGTCATTACGTCTACGACCCATTATATTTTCCTTCTAAAAGTTTCAACCTTTTGTTCACTAAGGCTGTACAACCGCCAAGGCAGATTATCGTATACAAATATCTGAGCCCAGTCTTCAACATGAGGGTACCTAGGCACAATGTACGGACAATTTACTCCTTTTAAGAATAAGACAGTATAAGTGTCTTTCGCAAATTTTTTGTTAATACGGTAAGACACTATTGGTAACATTTTTGTTTTCTTGTAAATAAATGCTCTACCGCTAGAGTCTATAAACTTAGTGCTCTTTGAGTCTAGCATTTCTATA